TGCCATTTGTTCTGGTTTTCCTTTGGGAAAATAGACATTTCCGATCTGCCGAAGTTTCGCATAATTAACTAGCGTCTGCAATTCAGCCCTCAGCTCGTAAGTCCTGCTGCAACCAAACAATCCAAAGTTCATCACTAATGAATCTAAAGTCATACCACCATGCTTGTGGATAACTTCTAAGATTCTTTCCCTACGAGTCATGATTCTTCTCCGCGGTCAGTCATTGTTCTCTCCTTGCGCGATCCCAAGCCTCTGCTGCTTTCTTCAGCGCGTAGCCAACCGCTTCTTGACTACGTTCATCGTCAGCCACATCCAGCACCGTGAATTCAAAATGTCCGTCCCAATGATGTGTGATGACTAGCGTATATGTAACGGGTTGTCGTTTCGTTGCTAAGTCAATGACGCTCATTGTTCTCTCCTTGTGCTTTATCTTTATGGCAGTTGATCTGCGTTATTCCCTGCGGTGCTGACGGGTAAACGTGTTGCCGTTGGTCTATTGTCAAGTCGTTTGTGTAGCGCAACGCTCGAACAATAGCGGGAGTCAATGCCGTGAACTGTTTTGGGTTCGGCTCGTCTGGGCAGATTGTGATTGTGTATGGTAATTTAGCCATGATTCTTCTCCTTCAGTTTGGCTTCGATTGCTTTGGCATATTTGAGTGTGTCAAAGAAATAATTAGTGACATATTTTTCTGCCATCGCCTCATACTCCTCATCCGTCAGCCCTATGAACTCGCGCTTTGGTGGGGCGGTATTAATCCCGCACAGTTTTGGCTTATCAATGCAATTAACGCCACCTTTTCCTAAGCAGTAATAGCCACACACAGGACAGCTTTCTTCTGTGTATTTCTTCTCCTCCGGTTCAGGTGCGCCAAGTCGGGCGCGAAGGGTTTCGATTGCAGCGTCATACAAGTCGCTGCCCTCGGGCTGCTTGATCTTTTCTCTGCTAGTCACAAACACTCTGGCGTGTTGCATTGTCTCCAGCACCTGCTGCGCTTCCTCGCGGGTTAGTGTGATCATGTGTTCTTCTCCCGCAGCGTGGCTTCGATGGCGCGGCATAGGTCAATAAAAAGAAAGCAGTCATCTGGTGCAGCAAGGCGAGTAATGTCCTCATCCGTCAGCCCTTGCCATTCTTTCTTAGATCGTTTGAGTTCTTCTGCCGCAAAAGTCATGCCTTGTCCAATTTTTTTGACAAGCACATCTTCAATTAGAGGAATAATTGCTTCATGTAAATATTCCCGAAGTGCTTGTTCTTGTGTTGGTTTCATAGCTTATGCCCCCTAATTAGTCTGCATTTCTCACGATCCTGATAATTAAAGTCAGGGCTAATCTCAGCAAACGCACAGTGAGACTGCCTAAAACCCCGATCCTGAGCCTTAATTGACCAGTAAATAGTCAATGCAGAACAAATAAATACAAATGTCAAAATAGCAATTTCAGCAACTTTCATAGTTTCTCCAATTTTCCGAAAACTCATGGCCTAAAACAGGTATCGAGTTTCGGGAAATAGTGCTGCTTTGGCGCAATCCTGTCAATAGAATTTCTTTATAGAAATATTGCATACGATTAGAATTATTCATTGACACAATTATTGCATTGGTGCATTATCTTTCTACCGCAACAGCGGATTACTAGGAGCCTAATATGAACCAATATGAATTGCAGCAATATTATCTTAACGAAATACAAACAGGTCATCCTGATGATTTCCTGTGTGACCTAGATGCAGACGTAATACAGGAAGAATTCAGCAATATTTTGTTTGTCTGGTCTAAGTACCGACTGAACCCAGAGAAACTGCGCCAGGCTATGAGCAACGAGATTGCCGCTATGTTATGCAGGGCTACTCAGTCAGCACCAGACGTTGTGCTTACAGCAGCAGATTACCAAGACTATGCTGATGAATTGAGGAGAGACTAATGGAAAATCCAATCATTGCAGAAGTACGGACACAAGCCTACAAAGAAGGTATTGCAGAAGGTATTGAGATCGCTCGTCAAATGCTTTGCTCATCATTAGGTGAAGACATTGATTCCTTTGGTAAGGCCTGTGCTCACGTTGACAAATTGATATGGGAGAAAAGTCGTGAAAAAGTTACTTTCGACGAATGACTGGTTTGCTAGACATCCAGTCTGCATTGGTGCAATAATTGTCTTTCTTTATCTTTTAGCCTGTTCAATATGAGTAAATCTATCCTTGATCCATCGTTTAAATATGTTTCAGCTTCTAATACAAATATTAGTAAGACGTTTGCAAAGATTCGTAAGGAAATGCAAGCTAAGGCTAATCCGGTACAACCTGTTCAGGAAAAGCAACCATTCAATATTATGCAGTATAAAAAATTCAAGGGATAAATAATGTCTGAATATCAAGTCTACGCAAAGCTGCAAAAAGCTAGGATGAAACTACAAGCAGCGCCAATAAAGAAGTCAGGACATAATAAGTTTGCAGGTTATCAATATTTCGAGCTTGGGGATTTCCTTCCAACGATTAACGAGATATTCAATGAACTTGGACTCTGCTCAGTCATCAGCTTTGATAAAGAGCTGGCTACTTTACGCATTATCGATACTGATAATGGTGGGTCTATTACATTTACTAGCCCGATGGCTGATGCTCACCTGAAAGGCTGTCACCCTATCCAGAACCTCGGTGCTGTAGAAACCTATTCCAGACGCTACCTGTATGTCACAGCATTAGAGATTGTTGAGCATGATGCGCTAGACGCTACAACAGGCTCAGAGGCTCCTAAGTCTTCAAAACCTATCAGCAAGGACGTATTTGATTCAATGCCAATAGAGGATCAGGAAGCTATCCGTAGCATTGGATTGCAGGTCATCTCTTTGCTAGACAAAGAAGATGTGGAAGGCGCTGTTCAGTACATTGAACAATGTGAGTTAGATCCAGACTCCAAAACAGCCCTATGGAGTTTGTTGGATAGTAAACAACGGGCAGCAATTAAGAAATTCACTACAAGGTAAATATGAGCAATTTTGTCAATACTAATCGTGGGATTTTGTCTAAGAATCTCAATAAGACAGCAGATAATCATCCTGAATACTCTGGCTCTATTAATGTTGATGGCACAGATTATTGGCTATCTGCTTGGATTAAAGAATCGAGCAAAGACGGTAAAAAGTTTTTTAGCTTGTCAGTAAAGCCTAAAGATTCTATTAAGCAGAAACCTAAAGCAAAGCAAGAAGATGGAGATTTCAACCAGGATATTCCCTTCTGATTTACGGCCCGAAAGCGGATGCTGTGGTAGTGCCAGATCAAACAGACGTAGCGAGTAGGGCCACCCAATACGCCAAGCCAGTAGTGGCGCGTAACACTGGCAGCAGGGGCTAGATTCCTTCGGGTGCTCCAAGTCTAGTGACCCTGCATTTATAAAGTAAATACCGTATACAGCCTTATATATTTGTATAAATACTGTTATAGGAAACTTATGAAACTGTTAGATGAGCTTCAAAAACGCTTTGATATTCCTAACGATAGACAACTAGCTGCAAGACTTAACGTATCTACGCCAGTCATTAGCCGAATCCGTAATGGTAAATGCGCTGTATCGGCTGATATTATGATCCGCATTCATGAAGTATTTGAAATTCCTATTGCTGAGATTAAGGGGCTTGTGTGAGCTGGAATATTACAGAGTTAGACGTTATTAGGTGGGCAGAAGCAAGAGGAATTATTGAGAATTCAGACTCCAATACGCAGTTACTCAAAGCAGTATCTGAAATGGGAGAATTAGCCGATGCTATTATTAAACGGGATCGACCTGCTATTGTTGATGGTATTGGGGATGTGCTTGTGTGTCTTATCGTGGTGGGGGCTTTAGAGGATATTAGCCTTACTCAGTGCCTAGAATCAGCCTATAACGAGATTAAACATCGTAAAGGCTATCTCAATAAAAATGGAGTATTTGTCAAAGATGAATGATATTAACCATCCAGCACACTATACAGATGGTGGCATTGAAACCATTGATTTCATTGAAGCAAAGAACTTAGACTTTCATCTAGGTAATGCAGTTAAATACATATCCAGAGCAGGTAAAAAAGAAGACAAACTTAAGGATCTACTAAAGGCTCAGTGGTACATCAATAGAGCTATTGAAAATGCAAAAAATTAACCAAGAACTCTACGCAAAATTACTAAAGTTTCTAATTAGTAATGATGCAACATTAAAGCAATTAGCAGATGAATCTGGATTGCACGTTATAACCGTAGGCAATCTAATCAAGACGTTTAGAAAGTACAAGTTAGTCCATATCTGCGAATGGGAAATGGACAGGCTAGGACGAGATCAAACCATGATTATCAGGTGGGGAGAAGGCAAAGATATTAAGCGGTTTAGAATGTCTGGCAAAGAGCGTCAGAGATTACACAGGGCACGTAAAAAAGCACAAGTTATTACGCACCCTGTTAGCTTGCTTAGACCTTTATCAGTTGGCCTCTAAAGACTACGTGGTCATTATTCCAGAACTGGCATAATTCAGGAGGCAACATCTGACCATCAACAAAGGTTAGAACTGCAAATCCTGACCTATGGTTGCGAGGATTATCTTCTGAATACTCAAACTGGTCACCATTAATATCACAAAGCGTTCCTGTATCTACACCGTATCTATCACCTCGATAATCACTCCAAGGCGTAACTTTTAGTGAATGCAGATGTCCTGTAACTACGCTAATACCAGCCTTCATTGTATTATTGTAAACAGCATGGATGCCATTATGATAACGATGTTTAATCATCGTTGAATCATTGACCATAATGCTGGTGGAGAACTTCCATAGTGGGAAATGGTCTGTCAGGTTCATGCCTTCGACACCTCGCCATGTATCCCCTACCTGAGCCGCTAGACGGGCGTTAAAGCGCATATCGTGATTGCCCCATGTCCAGTGTAGGGCAGCGCCTTTAGCGGCTTTCTCGATCTCTCCTAGACGCTCCTGACAGGCTTCTAGTTCCTGTTTTACGTTAGGCGTAATACCCCATCCTGATACTGGATGACGAGAGATAGATGCCCCATCAAATACATCACCATTCATAACGACCATCTTTGGCTTTAAGTCTTTGATGATCTTTACAAATGCACGATGAGCAGTGCTGATAATTCCAGGCCAGTAATGACAGTCAGACCCTACGACAATAACACCATTTTCTAGCCTAACATTTACCCTGATGCCATTCTCAGGAAATGTTACTTTGAAGTCTGGACTATTCTTTGCTACACCTTTAAGAATAATCCCGTGTTCTTCTTCAATATTTCTTCTTCTAGAATGGACATTTCTTTCATTTAAACCTAATGCTTTTGATACTTTTGCTGCTGATCCGTACTTATTCCACAGAGCTATAAATTCCTGATCTGTGCAAGATCGTTTTCGCATGATCCCCTCTAATTAGAAAATCTATGAAATTCCCCGCACCAGTCTTCTCTGCCAACAACAGGGAATGTACTTTCATAATTATCATCACCCATATTAATTAATGTAGGTGGATAACGTCTGCAATAGCCTAGATCTTCTTTTGGCTCAACATCAAAGAATGAGCAGGATTGGCAAGCTGGCATCCAATCTTCTTTTTTAGGCATTATGGTTTGTTGTTCTTAAATTCAGGCTCAGTAGCCAATAACTCAAATGATGCAGCGGGCCATGTTCTATTGTCACCAGTCTCAAAAACCGCCAGAATCGCATTAGCACGACGAACCCAACAAAACCGGATATAGGACTCAGTACCAAAGGCATAACCATCATTCATACCCCTAGTACCGCAATACTGATCTCTTGTCGTTATGACTGTCCAACCACCAGCATTGTTCTGAAAACCTGCTGCTTCTTCTGCGAAACTATAGCAACTAATTAACGATAAGACAACAGCAAGTTTCTTCATGCTAGCCTCCTAAATAAAGGGCTTTCTCGTCATTTCGCCTCTTTACAAGGCCTGGTAAAACTTTACCTCCACCCTTTGTGTACTTTAGGAATTCCTTAGCAGCACCTTCATAGTCACCCCGATTATGTTTCTGTCTCAAGGTACTTCTCTGTAAGGCTCCTAAACCTACATTAAAGGAAAAGCTGACCAGCGCGTCCAACTGCCCTTGACTAACAATAACAGGACAATAACGGGATACGCCTCGTACAAAACGAGCAAGATCGGCTTTAAGAATTTCATCAACTTCCTCTTTGGAGAATATGCGGAAATCCTCTATTTTCAGAGGATATTTCATCCGATCATCCATCTTCAGGTTACCCTGCTCTGGATACAGAACATGACCAACACCAATAGTCCATAAGGCAGCAGGACAACGGTAAGGTTTATTCCTTACCCCCTCGTGCTTCTTCAGCATTAAAAAGGCTTTAGGACTAATCATTTGCCAAATGCCCGACCACCAAAATGGAAGCTTATTATTGCCGCAAATAAAGCCTGAGTTTCATCATCCCACAATTGTTCAGCCATATCATTGAATGAAACACCTGCCTCAAAGCCTTTGTACGCCAGAACCGCATCCAGAGCGCATAGGAGGCCAAAGAAGCCATAAGTAATCACAGGACGTACCGAAGCCCTCAGATTCTTCATCCACTGGCTAGTACCCTCATTTAGGCTCATATCGTGGGCATAGATAGCTTGCATCTCAGCCTGTTGAGCACCAATCAACGCCATACGCTCGTCAGCAGCAGACTGAACCTTGATCTCATCGAGCTTAACTTCTTCTATCCGTTGTTGCGCTGCAAAACCCTCTTTAGCCAAAGCTAGTTCTCGCTCTGTCTGCATACGAGCTAGCTCTAACTCATGTTTCTTATCTGACTTATCTTGGAAGAAGTCGAGGATTTTGGGCAAACCACCCATTAAGAATGACGTAAAAGTAGATAGTAAAGTAAGCATTAGCCCCCCAAAGTAAACATCCAAACAATACCAATAATTATCAATATAGAAACTATAGCACCTAGTGTTACTGCAAACATATCTTGAACAAATTGAAGTTTCTTTGCTTTCTCTCGTCTAGCAGCCATCTCAAGAGCCTTCAAATGCAGCTTATGGTCTACTTCCCTCTGCCGACGATCTGCCCTAAGTTTCTCTAGCCGACCCATAAACTCGTCATACAGACCAGGTTCCTGAAACTGGTAGATAAACATCTCTTTTAGGTCTTTGTAGAACTGCTTTAGCTGCCTCTCAGCAACCATCATCTCGATGACAACCTCGAAGTCGCTGCGACTGTCCTCTACAGGTGGGTTTTCTTGGAGTTCCTTAGCCTTGGCTATACCTTCTTCAGCCTTGCCAGCAGACGAAAAAAAACTGGTAAGCGCCCCTAATGATTCATTGGCAGACTTACCAGCCTCAGCACAAGCCCTAATCTCGTCAAAAGCCTCTTTAGCAACATCAAAAGCTGCTTTAGCCCCTTTGATAACCATCAGGGCTGTAGCGACTTCTATCATTTTGGCAATGATCCGTTACCAGCCATCCAGAACAATAAACCTAATGCTCCAGCGCCTACAATCCAAAACACTTTTTTAACGACAGAACGGCCTACTTCTTCATAGATTTTCTTGAAGGCAACCTCAGCAGCTCTTTCAGCAATAGCTTCAATCTGCTCATCAGATAACGGCATCTTTTCCATGATTTACTCATAAAGAATATTTATTGTTCCAGCGTCAAATGTGCTTGTCGTTGCGACAACAGATAGTCTATCAAGTGTTCCAGATAATGCAATATTCCCATTTGTCAAATTACCCATTGAATCACCAGATCTATATACAGACCCAGAGGCAGACCATGTATTGCCTGTAACATTCGTAATTACAAATGAACCATGAACGATTGATGCTCCGTCAGTAGTAGAAAATCCACCAATACCTTGTGGCGCAGTGCCTAGTGAACCTGCTGCGATTATAGGAGAAGTACCAGCAGTGAATGTCAGTTGACCACCAGCATACCCAGTAGTAACCAATCCAGATGAAGTACCAAGCTGAATACGAGCAACACCTGCCGCTGCGGTACTAACACCCACTAGCATTACTGTAATTTTCTTTACCCAAGATGGAATATCAGTAAAATTAACTGAAGAACCTGATGCGGTTTGTGAAGTAGCTTGTGTTATCGCACTACCAAAAGAAGGAGGCGCATCACCATTAGACTTTAGTACCTGACCCGTTGTTCCATAACTTGTAGAGCCAGAACCAAAAGAAAAACCACCCTTTTTAGTTATCAATAACCGCTGAGTCATTGAGTTAGCGGTAGACCCAGACGATCCTACATCGGCAGTCTTGAAAATAATATTTCCAGATCCACCTGTGCCAGTACCATTGCCAGAAGTTATCTCAAGATTACCACCAACTACGTCCGTTCCCGATCCACTAGAAGCACGAAGAATATTCCCAGATACGGTAGAAGTAGCCTCACCAGAACCGAGAATTAAAACGCCAGTAGAATTAACGCGAAGACGTTCTGTGCCATTAGTTGAAACAGCAATCGTATCAGCGGCTGGACTATAAATGCCCGTATTACTATCGCCATTCCATGCAAGCGGAGGAGCAGCAGACGTAGAAGATGCAGCATTTAGAAATAGCTTTGTAGCACCTATCAACTCTGATGTGCCAGTAACAGTTAGATTGCCACCTACGGAAAAGTTATCCCCACTTAAACCAGTTTGCTGGTTTTTAAGCTGCGCCATCAACTCACGGATAGCATTATTGATATTTGATGGAGCGCAATTCTCAGCCACGTTAATACCACCAACATCACTGTTATTTACTGGTGATGTGTCAAATTCACTAATCTTTGTTTTTGGCATGATTTAATCCTTACTGACCTAACAATCCTGTAAAAGTACCAATACCAGCAGATGATGGTACAAGTGCCGTAGGTGGTCTTGTTTGTCTTGCTTTTAATTCAGCGATAATTGCAGCCCTTTCCATAGGATCAGCAGCAAATAGCCTTTTTTGTAATTCAGCAGCAGTTTCTGAGCTTATGCCCTTAGTCCTAGCAGCACCTTGTCGTAATAAATCAAGAGCAGCACCAGTAACCCCACTTGTTGCATAAGTTTGCGCTAATTGAGCAGCTTTCCCAGAACTTTCACTAATTGCTAATCTTTCGCCAGTTTGAGATCCACCCATCAATCCTTTGGCTGTTTTTGATTGCATAGCTAAAGCATCAACATATTTAACAAATTCATCATATTTATTAGGATCAGTAAACGCATAACGCATCAAAGATTTTTGT